CGATAAAGAATGATTGGTATCCTGTATGCTTTCATTCCAAATTAGATTATAGAAAATGGCAGTATTACAGGAGGGGATCAGGAGAAAGAGTTACAGTCTGTGATGACTGTAGTGATGAGTACCAAAAAAAAATGAAAGGGGAGAATCGGTGTTTTATAGCAGAGGCTATGCAACGATCAAAATATGTCTGAACCAGTATCTCAAGCAGTAATGACGATAACCGAGGTTGCTCCTTTTCATTTTGCTATCGAGATTGAGGGATCAGATTTATCTTTAGAAGTTTCACAAATTATGGTAAAGTTTCTGAATGACTGCTTACAGCAGATTCATGCGGATCAAAAAATCCATTGAAAGGGATTGTATGGAACAAAGAACAGAAGAATGGTTTGCTGCCCGTTTGGGAAAAGTTACCGCTAGTCGGGTCGCAGATGTCTTAGCCAAGATTAAGACAGGCGAGTCTGCTAGTCGTAAGAACTACAAGATGGAGTTGGTTGTTCAGCGATTGACCAATAAAGTAGGGGAGTCGTTTACTAACGCTGCAATGGAATGGGGTACAGAGCAAGAGCCATTCGCTAGGATGGCATACGAGGCTCATACAGGCACTTTTGTAAAGGAGGAGGGGTTCGTAGACCATCCCACAATAGAAGGCTTTGGATGCTCTCCTGATGGCATTGTAGGAACAACTCTACATAGCGAACAAAATTCACTTTTTATGATAAGCGGATTAATCGAGATTAAATGTCCGAATACAGCTAACCATATTGAGACAGTCTTGGAGAATAAAGCTCCAAGTAAATACATCCCACAAATGCAATGTCAAATGGCTTGTACAGGTGCGAAATGGTGCGACTTTGTATCATTCGATCCTAGAGTGCCAGAGGACTTGCAGTTGTTAGTAGTACGAGTCGAGAGGGATCAGGAGTATATCGACTCGATGGAAGTAGAAGTAAAGCAGTTTTTAAGCGAGGTCTTAGACCTATTTAATCAATTAAAAGCGAGGCAGAAATGACCTATGAGATGAAAGATGGCAGCTTTAGTCTATTTAAGAACGACAAAAAGCTCACAGAGAAACACCCTGATTTTAAGGGGTCGATTAAGATTAACGGAGTAGAGCATTGGTTTGATGCTTGGACTAAAGAAGGCAAGAATGGGAAGTTTATATCGGGTCGTATTGGTGATCCGAAACACAAAGGCTTTACTCCCAAGGGTGATGATGAGATGCCCAAGATTAAAGACGATGATTTTGCTTTCTAGGGGAAAACCATGAAAAAGATTGCTATAGGATTGGTAACATATATGTTACTAGGTAGTGCGTATGCTTGTCAGACACAGACACTAATTGTCGGTGGTAAGCTACAAGTCTGCACTATTTGTGGAACAGTAGTTAGCTGTATGTAATCCCCGATGAGATCGGCATTAGTGGCGCAATGCCACACCCTTTCAAGGAGTGCCACCCCCCTTCCGATCAGGGTGGCTTTATGACCTTCCAAACAGACCTACAGAGGGGTTTGGAGGTAGAGGAAAGGGTCTTAGCTATCCTACAGAAGAAATACCCTTGTGCGACCCTTGTAAACGCTTTTAAAGGGTACGATATATGGATACCAGAGATAGATAAGTCTGTAGAGGTGAAGTTTGACCCGATGAGCCAAAGAACAGGCAATATCGTTGTAGAGATAGAGATGTATGGGAAAGACTCAGGGCTAATGGCTACCCAAGCTGATTACTGGGTTTTCTACGATGGGCAAATGTTTGTCATTATGCCGGTCAAGCACATATTTAAGTGCATATTCCTGAGTAAACTACAGTATGTAGAATTTATAGGGGAAGGGGATAGTCAGATCAAAAGGGCATTTTTAGTAGATAAGAACACCTTGTTTAAGTACGGCAAGATATTATGAGAGGTATAAGGCTCTTTCGTCTTTGCGCCTAGTAGTAAGTCCTTTTAATTCCTTACCACCTGCTTTGTTCCACTTTAGAAACTCCTCGGCAGCACCCTTAAAATCACCTCTGTTGTGTTTCATCCGAAGGGTAGAATTTTGGAGATTACCGAGTCCAACATTGAAGGCGAAAGACACAAGTGCGCCAAACCGACCAGTAGTAAGCCCACTAGGACATAATCGTTGTACTCCGCTTTCAAATCGCGCCAAATCTTTAGCAAGAATTTCATCTACTTCTCCCATCGTTAGGGTTCTATCCCATCCACTAGGAATAGGCAGAGCCTTTCGTTCTGCTAGTAATACTCTAGCATGGTTAGGATCTATGACATGACCGACACCAACAGTCCAAAGTAATGCAGGGCATTGGTAAGGTTTTTGCTTAACACCCTCATGGTGTTTTATCATCTCAATGACTTTATGGTCAATCATTTCTTAGCAAAGGCTTGCGTACCGAACCAAAAGGCAATAATAGAGGCTAGGATCTGCATCTCGTCTGCATCAAACACCAAAGGAATAGCTTCTGCAAACGCTACTCCACTAGACCATGCCCACCAAATAGAGGCAATGTCTACAATGATTAGTAGGAAAACAAATAGGTAGGTAACGACTGGGCGAACCGAGGCTCGTAAGTTAATGATCCATTGGCTTGCACCTTTACCGATTTCTATATCGTGTTGGTACATAGCTGTGCGTTCTTGTGCTTGGGTCTGCATCTGGACTTGATCGGTACGAATCTCCTCGATCCTAGCCTGTGCAACATAACCTCTTTCTAGCATTTGGAGTTCTCTCTCCGTTTGCATCTTGGCTAGTTCTAATTCATGGGCTTTATCGGACTTGTCTTGAAAGAAGTCTAAGAGTTTAGGTAGTCCACCCATTAGGAAGGACAAAGCTGTAGAGATGAGTGTAAACATTATTTACCCTTTATGACCCCAAGTAAGATACCAGGCAATGACTGTAGCCAACGCATAACACATATACATAACTCTACGCACTTCTGCCAAATCTTTTCTAAATTCATTTTCTATTTCCTTCTCTTGTTTTTCAATCTTTGCTTTGATAGTTTCTACTTCTGACCATCGTTTTTGACCATGATGTTTTACAAAGTCTTTCTTGACTTGTTCTTCTTTTATTCTGATTTCTTCTTGTTTTTGCCATTGGATCATGGCTCGTTTGAAATACTGCTCTTTTACTACTTCTACTTCTCTGATCTGCCTTCTGCGTTCTAAGGCTTTTTGTTGTGCTACCGAGGCTGCTTCTTTTTGGACATCCTCGATAGATGATCCAATAGCCTTGCCTGCTTCTTTGCCTGTCTTTACGCTTTCGCTAAATGACTTTGCACCCTCTAAAAACCCAAATTGATCGGACATACATAGGATTACTTTCTAAAGAATAAGTCTGCTAACCAAGCTACAAAGCCACCAAAGACAGAGCAAGCCCCCATAATTGCCCAAAGAGACCCTTTAGAGCGCTCTGCCATAGCCAATAACTTTTTAATGTCGCTGTCCATAGCATCTACCTTACGCTCTAAGTTCTCAACGGAATTAACTAGCTTACCGTACTCTATAGGATCAATGTCGCTCATAATTTACTCTTTCGGTTTATAAAACTACCAAGGCAATCCAGACTGCTGTACTGGATTCTTTTGTGCAGTAAACATTCCATATAAAGTTCATTTTACTTTTCCTTATTTAGATTCTAGTTGTGCTACACGCTTACGGAGTGATTGAATTTCTGCAATTAAATCAGCCATTACCTCAGAGGTTGCAGCTTGCATACTTTGGTACTTAGGATTTCCTTCTTTGTCTATAGCATCTTTTGCACCGCTAACGCTAGTTGGGTAAACTTCTGCAAACTCATGGGCTAAGAAACCACGGGTGCGACCACCAGATTTCCAATCATATTCAATCGGTTTTAGTGCATCTAATCGTGTGCCAGCATCCGATACAGAACCAATTACAGTTTTAAGGCGATAGTCGGATGTTGTATTGTAAAAAGTAGCAACAGTAGTAGATGTAATAGAACCTACTTCACTTCCACCATTTAAAAAAGTTGCATGAGTAGTTCCACCCGATGATGCCCTTCTTGAAACAAATACACCACCGCTTTGATAAGTAGCGTCATCTGACGATGTGGATGTGCCATTTACTATTACAGCGGCTGCGCTAGTAATACGCATCGACTCAGCACCACCTTCTGTAAAGGCAATAGTATCGGCTGCTGGGAAGTAAATGCCTGTGTTGGTATCGCCTGT